AAGAAGAAGACTACTAAGAAGAAGACTACTAAGAAGAAGACCACCAAAAAGAAATAGATTATTTAGTAACCGATAGTTTATAATTGGAGAATAGGATTAATCCTGTTCCAATAATATCTTTTATAGTAATTTTCTCATTTTCGAAAATAACACCGTAAATATATGCGGTTATAACCCCGAAGAATGATAAAATCACATAAGTTTTTGTACTCAATTTCTTAATTGTATAGAAACGCAGAAAGTAACCAACACACCCAATAAACATATTGAATAACAATACCATCCCCAATATCTTCTGTCCATCAATATCACCTACAAGCTCTTTTCCTTTGGTTATCAAGTAGTATATACCGAAAATTATGAAAGCTGGGAAGTACGATATGAACATTAGATTCCAACTGTTATCTGTTTTCACTCTCTTCACTGCATAGTATATCATAACCTCTGTTATAGTTGCACCTAAAATATAGATAACACCTTGAATCTTCTCCATGTCTATCTTTTCGGAGAATGGGTTAGTGTCTAATGTTAATAGCAGAATACCTGCGAATGCAATGAGATAATTGATATTGAATTTTCCAGTGGACCAGTACAACAACATGAGAGGATATGTATAGAACAGTGCATATGCTATACCACTGTCTAGTTTGATGAAGCCTTTGTATGATAACCATACGTGAACGAATGTTATAGCAGATAGAATGAGTGCATTTGGATCTAATAACTGTTTATTGTATGTCATGAACAACATTGGAACAATTGCAAATCCAGCCATACGGGATAGTAACTGTTTGTCCAGACTGACTGGGATCTTTTTTATGAATGATGGATATAAACTTAGAAGAGATTCTGATAGTAATCGATAAATAATGTTTATCATATACTATTTGGTAGAAAAAAATGTATGATAAGGCATCGATGAAAGGCAAAAGAGTCTTGAAAAATGTAGTTTATATTTATGATTCAAAGAGTAAAAAGTAGTAATAAATTGAAGAATGTTGTAAATAAGACCTCTAAAATAATGAATAAGAGTGGTAATAAGAAATGTGGAGATAAATGAAAACAATTGAAGAAGAACTTGGGGGTGTTTGAGTGGTCGTTAAGTTGTTACATTATAATTATATTTATTATAAATCTAATTATAAGGGATAAAAAAATTTATAACTTCTCTTTTCATGAAAGTGTAAGTGCATCAAATAAAATTAATAATTCTCCCTAATATCTTTTCCCACTGGAAATCGAGGAATACCATACTCTGTATACTCTTGAAAGATAACCGTCAACGGTTTTCCCACATAAGAATCACCATTGTCAAACCAATCTCTCTTCATTTCTCGAGTTCCCCTTGGACGAACACCAAACACTTTACCGTCTTTGGTTTCACAATCCCAAACAACCATTCCAGCCTCATCACCTTCACCTTCGCGAAAACCGACGATTTTGAACTCTTCTTCCATAAAATCCTTGTACTTTTGCAAGTCTTTACTTCGTTTGTTGAGTTGATAAACTGAGGAGGCATTTCTAACCATCGTTCCCTCATAACCTTCTTCAACAAATTGTGAATGGTACTTCTGAATATCCTCGCGGCTCTCACATTTGTAAGTGTCAAGGAAAACTATTCTCGTTGGCTTGTGTTTCTTGACGAGTTTTTGAATAAGGTTGAATCTGTCCTCAAAAGACATCCCCATATTGTTCAGATCGAAACAATCATAAACATGATACTCAATCTCATCCATCTCATCCTGTTCCTCCTCTGTGATACCATCTTGAAGCTTTCTGCTCAAACCTGATATCGTCTCGAAGTTCAGTTTGTTAGTGTAAAGTTCACCATCCAGATAAAACTCATCACCCATATCTGACAACATCGTTTCCAATTCGGATCTGATTGTGTCAAAATTATTGAACTTCTTACCAGTTCGTGACTCAATTACAACATTATCACCATCATAATGTGACATCATTCTCAAACCATCAAGTTTGCGTTGACAATAACAAGGAAACGTTATCCCTTTTGCTCTACTATTACGTGCTTTCATTGCGAACTTAACTGCTAACATTGGTCGAATAATTCGGGATTTCTTTGGATTACTCAAACTTGCAAGATCCTCTGTATAACACTCCTTCGTTATTTTAGAATTCCTCTTACTTGTAGCTTCCGAAACAGCCTGTTCAAACACAGTACGTTTAGCCTTCCCTTTAGGGACATTTCTTGTGTGTTTGACTTTTTTACCGTCTTTCTCACCATTAAGTGTTACAATATCGTATGTGTTATTGTTTGCAACAACTGAAATATCCCATTGGTAGATCTTTCCCTTGTTGTTAATTTTGTACAGTGAATTGAAATTCATGTTATATAAATTTACAATATATAGCTTTAAATATTATAAATCAATTTTTTATGTATTGGATATTGTAACTCTAAATGAATTGAATTATGAGGTTGGAAGCTGAATTTATATGAAAATCAAGATAAGGATAAAAGAAATTTTTTTTTTGATATATTTGTATTTTTATCTTTTTATGTTTTACAAAAAATTCAGTGAAATATCTATATCTATATCTGACGGCGAACAACCATTAGCATTATCTTTATCAAATAGTGGTAGCAAAATTGCTATTGGAATACCAGAATATACAAATGATGAAGTTAATCAAGGAAAATTTGAAATATATCATTATTCTAATGGAAATTGGAATCTTATGGGTAGTTTTAATAGAGATCCAATAGAAGATAATTTTTTGGTTCATCTGTGTTTTTTTCTGGAGATGAAAAAACTGTTTCAGTTGTTAATGGATTATTTTTCAAAGGTTTTGAGAATTTTAAAGTTTCATTTTACAGATTTCAAAAAAATAATAAAAAAACAAAATATAGATATTTTTACAATAATATAACAGGATGCAAAAAATTATGTACTATTTAATTATATACAATGTCATATGTAAAGTTTAGTGAGATTCCTGTCGAAGGATTGGAAAATGTTTATATATTGCCTTCAGCTCGTTTATCAAATAATGGAAAGATTACAACGATAAATCTTCCAGATTATTTTGATGATCATTCTATATTTGTAGTTTTAAAATATGTTAATAATACATGGTCTATTAAAGGCAATTCTTAAGTAGATGATGGTGTTCTCGTTTTTGGAGAAATGTCTAGAGATGGAAATAATATTGCTATATCTGTTGGAAAAGATGCCGATATCAATTCTGGGGTATTTAGATATGATAGTGTTGAGGATCAATGGGTACAAATTGGATCAGATATATCTGATAATTTATTTCCAAGTTTATCCAGTGATGGATTGACACTATCATGTTTAGGTAATGTTGATTTAAGTTGTAGTGTTTTCAGATATTCAGATTCAAGTTGGAATATTATTGGACAGTTTAATCAAGATTCTTTCCTTCAGAAACAACTTTCAAATGATGGCAACAGAATTATTATTTTTGTTGAGAACGGCGATGATTCAGGAATAATAAAAGTTTATGAGTATGATGGTGAAAACTGGAATCAACTAGGTTCAGATTTATCAACAAACATTAACTATGCACAATTTTATATAGCTTCATCTCAAATGGCATGTATATCAGGAGATGGAACAACTGTTGCCCTTACAGGGGTTGACGATGAATGTTATGTATCAATTTACAAATATGTTGGTGACGAGTGGCAACAGATTGGTGATAATATAATGTTAGGTGTAATTGAGAAAGAATCATTATCATTATCTTTATCAAATAATGGTAATAAAATTGTGATTGGTTTACCCGATTTTACAGATGAAGCATCAAGTCAAGGAAGAATTGAGATACATGACTATTCTGGTGGAGACTGGAATTTAATAAATGCGTTTAACGGTGATCCAATAGGATTCAACTATTTTGGTTCATCTGTGTCTATATCAGGTGATGGAAAAGTTGTTTCAGTAGTGAATGGAATTGCGGGAGAAGGATTTGGCAATTTTAAAGCATCGTTTTACAGACTTCAAAATTCGAACAAAAAGAAGAAAAAGAAGAGATACTTTTTCAATAATATGACTGGTTGCAAAAAATTGTGTACAATTTAATTACTAATATGTTTAACAACCTCGTCTGGTCTTTTAATAATAGATTTTAAGAATGGTTCAAACTTTCTTAAGTTATCATTTGTTGATCCCTCAAGTTTCATAAACATTACATCATCTGTGTCCTCATCTCCATCAAAATCACTAAAGTACAGAACTTTGAAATTACTATTTCCATACTTGGTCTTAATGATCTCACAGAACTCAGCCATCTGTTTCTTACTCATTTCATGTTGATCCTTATGATAGTTCTCCCCAGAAGTTGGATAATGTTGTTTCAACTCATCTGGTAGAGATTCAATTCTTCCTGGTCTGTTCTCTTCTAAGACAACAAAAACAATCTTCTTGTCTCCATTAAGAAGTTCCTTGAATCTATCAATTCTTCTTTCATACTTTTTCTTAAACAATTGATCAAATTTTCTATATTTCAAGAATAATCTCTCATGAAGGAATCTCATGAAATACTCTTTCTTCATCAATGTTGAGTATTTGTCAAACTTATACGGAATCATATCATCAGTTTTAAAAAAGTTTTCAAAATCAGTATTCAACATCTTGTTTATTCCCCATAGTGGTATCCCTATCCAATCAAACAACTGACTTGGATTATTATTTTTGAACAACTTTCTTATAAAAATTTTGGCATCACAATTGTAACCAAGTGAGAACATAACAGTATCTTTGAACATCTCTCTTACACTGTCTAATGTTTTGTCCTCAACCTGTTTTGCCAATAGATTTCTCTTTTGTTTTAAAAGATTTCTTTGAACAACAATTCTATTTTTTTTGTTAGGCATTTCTATATTTTAATCTACAAAAAAATAGATGCCATCCTTTACTAAATTCATCAAAATAAATACTATACATATATTCTTAGGATATCTGTACTATTTGGTATATATCAACAAAGATTCCCGTGCACTTTTTCTCATGACAGTTGCTAAAAACTTGGGAATGCTGTATTGGGTAGATTGGTTAACATCAGAGAAACAGCATGTACACAATCTAACAAACGAGATAATCCCAAAAACTAGAGATTACTTCAATATAGCAATGGTAAGTTTTATCGATTACTTAACAATAAAAGCAATAGCTCCAAAAACTCTCAAAACAACCAGTTACATTGAAGATATAGTATATTTTATACCAATTACTTTTCTTTTTGAATTAGTTTTCGATTTTTTCCACTACTTAACACACAGATTAGCACACACCAAATACATTTACAAGTATATACACAAAGTTCATCATGAATATACAAAGAATACCAATGTGTTGACGACATATCACCAAGATCCTATAGATCTATTATTAACAAATTTTTTACCAATGCTTGTTACATCAAAACTTGTTCCAATGAGTGAACTTCAATTATTTATCTATTTTGTTTATAAAACTTTTGTGGAAGTGTCTGGACATACTGGAAAAGTTTTTGAAGCATCATCATTTCCACAATGTGTTTGGCTTCCAAAGATGTTTGGAATAGAGCTCTACTCTACTGATCATTACAATCATCATATTAAAAATAATTGTAACTATTCGAAAAGATTCTCAATTTGGGATAAAGTTTTCAGTACTTTCTTCACATAGAGTAACGATATCCACCATATCCATTTTCGAACATGTACTCATTGTAGCATACAAAGTATAATTTCATTTTACGATCTGGTGTAAATTTCATACTTGTTCTGTCAACTCTTTTGAAATTTAACATATAGTTCCAATATAGATCTAGGGTTGGATTTTTAACAAGTGGAACTATTTTTTTATCATCATCATATTCCAAATTGACTATATTCTTATCAACCATTAACTGTATATCATCTATTCTCTCTTCGGGAATAAAGAAGTAAGGGCAGCTTTGAAGATATAACTCTTTGTCTTTCTCAAATTCAATCTCCTTGACAAGATATGTTGGTGTCAAGAAACTTTCAGTTTTACTATTGTAATTTATATTGATATTCACAACTATCGATATCTCTCTCTTCTCTACATTCTCTTTGAAATTGAATCTTAAAGTACACTCTTGTTCACATAATGGTAATCCATATTTGAATAGAAAGAAAGGTAATTGATTATCTCTCATCTTGTAAAACTCTCGTAATTGAGGAAATATACTTGTTGGAATAACTTCAGTGTAAATATTGGAAGTTATATTAAGTTCAATACTCTCTACCAAATCAATATCCTCTAAACTCTCAAATCGAATATTTGTCAAAATTATATTTCCATTTGGAAAAGTCAATACTCCATCTTTGGAAGTTCCTTGCCAAAATTCCGAAAATACACTTTTTGTAACATACTCTTTGTGATATTTATCAGTTGCATAATACACATTTCTATGAGAATCACCATAGTATTTTCTCATTACAAGAAGACCTTCAAAATTATTAAGTTCAACTGGTTTGGACTTTTTAGGCTCAGCTGGTTTGGATTCTGCAAATTCAGCTGGTTTGGGTTTTGCAAACTCAGCTGGTTTGGATTCTGCAAATTCAGCTGGTTTGGGTTTTGCAAACTCAGCTGGTTTGGATTTCTTTATCATAATCTTTTTTGGATGAATTTTATAACGACAGTTCATAAATACTATAAAAAATTCCACAAGTTTTTAAGTTTTTAAGTTTTTAAGTTTTTTTGAATTCACCGTTCAACATTTTACATTTGCAAACCACACAAATATCCTTATCAGATTGTATCAAATTGTTCATATAACAATTTGAGTGAACAGAGTGTCCATTCTCACAAATAACAATGGGTGTAGTAGAATTATCAGCAAACTCTTCCAAACATATATAACATTCACTATTCTTAGAAGAGATATCCGAAAACTTTCTCTTGCTATTTGTGAGTTTCCTCTTATATTTTCTACGACGCAAATAATGAACAATATCTGTTCTGCCACTGCTTTCCGCTGTGTTAATCATTGAACTATAGTATCTTTGACATGGATTTCCTCCTTCTCTCCACTTGTCATTCCACTTCTTGTCCAGATAGATCATTATATCTAAATGTCCTGCAAAAGAGGAAGCTATATATGCATTTATTCCTCTATCAACACCATTCATATAGAAATAACAACCGATGCTATCAAAATATTTAACAATATCCAACTTACCTCTTTCACATGCACAAATATAAGGTGTTTTATTCTCACGATTGTGACAACTCATAATATGGTATCTTTCCACCTTAAATTTTTCTACTAAATATTTAACAATATTCAAAGATTTCGCCAAATGTAGTGCATTGTTTTTGTGATAATCGTTATATTCAAATGACCAATCTAGGGTCTCAACACAATACTTCACACACTTTTCACAATCATTTGCAACAGATAGTAAGAAGAAATCTTTTCCATCTGCATCCTTGTATTGATCCATTTCGAATGGAGTATCTCTGTCTTCATCGAGTTTTACAAGAGTATCGATATCATCTTTTTCAAAACATTCTGTAATTATATTCTGTAGTTCCATAAATACTTATTAACATTACTCGCTTTTTTTAAGCTTAAAAAAAATCTATGTTGTAAGTAGTAATGATCATTTTAGTTGGTGTACCATTAGTTTTAGCTGGAAGTTACGGCTATTACTATTTCACGAATAATAAGAAAAAAGTTTTAGAGAAAGCACTTGATATGTATGCATCTTTTGTTGTTTTCTCCAAGGATAAACTAAAATATATTAAGAATACTGATTTTAATTGTGTATTTGTTAAGATTGTGTATTATGATATGGATGTTAAGCATGAGAGATCAATTAAATATATTTTTAACGATGTAACCGATAATAATACAGTTGTCGACATTCAGTCCATTGTTAAAAGTAATGAGCTTGATGGTAAAGATCATAGAATAATGTTCAATTACGATTATGAGGAGCATAGTTACTTCTCTTATGTGACTTCTGATAAACCGTTCAGATTGTTTAAGGATGGAGATGAGTTGACATACACGAATAAGTATCCAGTGTTGAACAATGAGATGTTCGAACTTTTTAAGAAGGATATGTTGATAAACATTTTTGAACCTGATGAGGACTTGGAGAAATCTATGTATGTTACTTTAACGAGTGATTTGAAGGATATTCAATCAGTTAAGCTTTACAATAAGGAGACAAATGAGTATGAGAGTGATATTAATGATAATTTGAAGAAGATGTTTACGAAGATTAAAGGACCGTTCAATGATTGGGGATTATTGACGCTGAATCCTATTAGGAATAAGTGGATCTATCACGATTTCGGAATAGATGAGAAGTATAAGGTTATTATTGAACAGGGATTGTATTTGAATGATGATACATACGATTTGGAATCTGATGTGATAGAGATCGATTTCAATGATGATTTCATAAAGTTGCCGACATTGTACAGAATGTTTAAGGAAAAATTGGATACAAATAATATCGAATTACATTTAGAAAAAAATATTGGTTAAAATATAAGATGTCTGTTTATGGATCAGTTGGTAATAACCAATCAAGTGATGATATGAATGCATATATGAATCAACCTGCTCCAGTTAATTACTCAATGAGCAGAGGAGTTTTAGGAGCATACGGTGGAATTAAATTCAGAACTCCTTGCAAGGGAGGATGGAGAAAACCACCATGTGTAGAGAGTGTTAAGAAAGGCAACTTCTGGGTACCACAAGGAACACCTTTACCATTGAAGAATGAAATGATGTACCAGGAACTTCCAGAACCAAGTATGTTCGTCTTCGCAAACAACTATGTCAGTCCAGATTGCTGTCCAAGTACATACTCAACTGATAGAGGATGTGTATGCACAACATCTCAACAGAGAAGATTGATAGGTGAAACAAGAGGAAACAACAAGAACGCACCTAACTATGCCTTCTAAGAGGGGGTGACTCCGCTCCCCCTTCTAAACCCCCTTAGGGGCACTATCTCTAAAATTAATCGTTAACATCCCTAGGGGATTAAAGCCACCCCTAGTTACAAAACATAGCGATACTGACTTTGTCAGCTGAACGTAGGGTTGTTAACAGTTGTTATAAAAGTGTATAAAAGTTAAATCATGGTTTTTTGGTCATTATTTTATTTTTGTTGTATGTTATTGAATCTTTATAACTTCTTAACCCATATACTCTTGAACTAAAAACTGTTATTATTTCAATTAGATCATTTACAACTTCTTCTTCTGGGCTCTTTTTATTGTTATATAACTCTTTAATTTATGTATGTTTTAATAAAGTATCTATTAAATCATAACCTATACGACATAATCTATCTTTATATGTTACAACTAAAGTTTCTAATTCATTATTTAATCCATATTCAATTATTTTTAAGGAGTTTTTTCTTTTAAAATTTATTCCACTTCCAATGTCATACAATAATTCATAATCAGGATATACTTTTTTTAGTATATTTTTTTGGTTTTCAAGTTCTTCCTTTTGTGAATGTGAAGAAACTCTTGCATAACATATATTTCTCTTCTTCTTTTTCTTCACATTTTCTTTATATTCTATATCTATATTGTTCTTTTCTAAAAACTCTTTTACATTATAAAATCTTTTTCCACCTAGACTTCTTATTGTTTTTTATTAAACCTTCTCTTTCATATTTATATAAAGTATGTCTTTGTACACCTAATATTTCTGATGCTTTCTTACCACTTACAAACTGATTATTCATCAAATCATTATAATAAAGTAACTTTTATATATATTTACTTTTGTTATAACTTTATTTCTAGTTAAAGATTAATGTTTTAATATAAATTAATGAGATGAGAAAAGATATAAATAATATCAAGAAGTTGATTGATAAATATAAAAATAAAGTACCGTTAAATGATATACCTATAAATAATTCTATACAAAGTGATAGTTGGTTTGATATAAATGAAAGTGATGAATTTGATTTTGAAAATAATCTAAAATTCAATAAACATTTATATACAGATAAAATAATAAAATGTAAAAAGATTATATTACAACCAAACAATAAACAAAAGAAGATGTTGTTAGAATGGATAAACTCTGTACGTTTAATGTATAATGAAACTTTGAGATATATGAAATATAGATATTATAACGACTTAAAAACTATTGTTAATTTTAGGTCTCTACGAAAAGAATTAAAAGATAAGAAAGTAAATTTAATTAAAATATATAATACACCTGCACATGTATTAGATGCAGGTATTAAACTTGCAACTATATCATATAAGTCTGCCTTAACAAATTATAAAAATGGAAATATAAAATATTTCAATATAAGATATTTAAAATGGCATAAAAATACACATATAATGGATATTGAACAACAATATTTGCAAGAACATACAATTTGTACTAGAAAGTTAGGTAAAAAGTTATTAAATAAGAGTAATGTAAAATATAATTCTATAAAAAAAGATTGTAAAATACATTATTCTAAATTAAACAATCAGTTTACATTGTTAGTTCCAATAGAACAAGAAAGAATATGTAGAGATAAAAATAACAAGTTTATATCTATTGATCCTGGTATAAGAACATTTTTAACAGGATTATGTGATGATAAACATTTTGAAATATGTAAGAATGGATATGAAACAATAAAGAATATACTAAAAAGAGTTGATAAAACAAACAATGATAAGAAAAAATGCAAGTTAAGATTAAAACTACACAATAAAATAACAGATCTACATTGGAAATCAATTAATTATTTGGTAAAACATAATAAAAATACAATTGTAATTGGAAATTGGAGTACAAAAAATTGTATTAGTAAAAATGGTTCATTAAATAAAATGTTGAAACGAGTTTGTAGCTCGTTGAGATATTATGAATTTCTACAAAAATTAAATTATAAATCAAATTGTAATAATATTACATTAAAAATACAAGATGAGTCATACACATCAAAGTTATGTTCAAATTGTGGTGAATTGAATAATACCTTGGGAAGTTCCAAAGTATTTAATTGTAATAAATGTAATTTACATTATGATAGAGATATGAATTCATGTAGAAATATTTTAATAAAATCATTAAATTAATACAATATATGGGATTTTCCGCTTTTATCCCTTAAGAAAAGTGATAGTTTAAAGTAGGCAAGTATGTTTTGTTATAACGTTTACGTTGTAATATTCATAAAATGTATCATTGTCATTTAACTTTTATACACTTTTAAATAGCGGTAATGCTTAGCGAGATGCAATCTTCCCCCAGTTACAAGACATAGCGAAGCTGACTCTGTCAGCTGAGCGTAGCGTAGGGTTCTATAGGGAGAGGCACTCTCCCTATGTATTTAAAGACTTGATTTATTATACAATTAATGTTTAATAAATCAACATTGTGGTTTCATAAAGTTAATGACACTAATTGGGGAATTGATAGTTATGTTAAAATTGTAGATATTGTAAATGATGATGATTTCTTGTACACTTACAAGAGAATAAACAATTTCACTTCTGGAATGTTTTTCTTGATGAAGGATGGAATTAAGCCGGTTTATGAGGATGAACATAATGCAAAAGGTGGAATCTTTACGTTCAAGATTTCTAAGAAGGTTAGTAAGTCTTTTTGGTTGGAACTGTCCAATATGTTTATTAAAGATGAGCTTGTTAAGGATAAGAAGCATTCAAAATTGTTGAATGGGATTTCAATAAGTCCGAAAATAAATAACTGTATATTGAAGATTTGGACAAGTAAGTATGATGGTGTCAGTATAAATATTTTGAGAAACAATATAGACAATCTGTATCTGGATGAGGGAATGTTTAGAAAGAATAGTGATAACAAATAAATAAACCTTTAAAAAAAAATGTTTTGATTAAAAATACAACTTCAGTTTAAAAAAAGTCATTAAAAATATTCTATAACATAATTATAGAATGTTTGTAAATATTCTGAAGAGAATAGGATTTATTATCCTAAGTCTAGTAATTGTTATTGGTCTATCAGTTGGAACAATGTTTGGTTTCAATAAATGGACTGAAGATAAAGAGAAGTACAAACCTAGTATGGAGATGGCAAGGTTTTGGGATGGTTTGATAGGAATGTTCTTGATAACTATTATCTTCACTATTATTGCCTCATCAGTATTTAGTTGGAAGATAGCCATACCTATATCATATGGATGTTTCTTGTTGCTATTAGGATATTCTGTTTATAATATAGATGTGACTAAACAACATTACAAAGATATAAGAGATGGTAAGGTTGATTTTGTTAAAGTACAATAAACTTAAAAAGGACAGAAATATTTTCTAATATGATGAATATTAGAAAATTGCGTAAAGAGGAGTGTGTTGGTGATATAAACTACAATCCAGTTGTTATTGATGGACAAGATGAAAATGTTGATGATTTCTTTGTTAAGAACAGAGATGAGATAAATGGTTTGGTAAAAGATCGTGGATGTGTTATATTGAAAGGTTTTGGAATTGATTCAGTTGAAAAGTATGAGAAGATCTTCCAAGATTTAGGTATAAATCTAGCAACAGAGTATAGACCAGGAATTGCACCGAGAGTCTCTAAAAGTGCATCTGGTAAATCTTTCAGTTCAACAGAGGCTTCCAGATACATGAGTATAACACCACATAATGAGATGGCATATACAAATTATAGACCATCTATTGTTGCATTTTGGTGTCAACTTGCACCAACAAAATATGGCGAAACTCCTCTATTCGATTGTTCAAAGATCGATTCAAAATGGTTTTCACCAACTATTAAGATGAAAAGAACTTTCACAAAGGACAAAACTGCATTTGATTCAAATGGGAATACCGATGCAGGTGGATCAACATGGACAGGATCTTTTGGAACAGATGACAAACATTTGGTTAATAAATATTGTGATGATATTGGTATGAATTATGAGTGGTTTCCAGGAGACAAATTGGTTACAACAATAGAGACCAAACAGATAATCGACGGTTATTTACAATTACAAACTCCACTATATGGTAAGGATGTTTATTACTATATGAGGGACAGATTTCCTGATAGATTCGATAATGAAGAGTATAACAAAATAGTTGAGAGTGAGAGTTTTGCACCACCTATAGAGTGTGATGTTAATTTGAATAGAGAGCAAGTGTATGAATTTATGGATTCTGTTTTTGCAGCATCTGTTATGCCAAAATGGTCAACAGGTGATGTATGGATTATAGATAATATTAAATGTGGACATGCAAGAATGAATGTTGTTGGAGAAAGAAGTATTGTTGCATCTCTTGCAAATTTTATAGATATTCGTGATTAAAATTTTTTAACCATGCCTCATGTCTCTCTCTTTTCAGTTTTTCTCTTAACTTTTTATATTCTTCAACATCTTTCCAATACTGCTTCTCTCTATCCTTGTACTCTTGTGTTGCATGAATTATATCATGTTCTTCATCTGTAAATGAATAATAATCTTCACTTAAACCTAATTTCTTGCCTATATCTTCTGAAATTCTCGGAAGTACATTCCATTTTTCACCTGGATCAAGTTTCATTGCATCCAACTCCTCTTGTGAATGTTTCTCAACACAGTACAAACAATCTTCTGGACAGTTTCTCTTTTTAGGAGCTTTATTCCAATCTCTTCCTTCCAACATAATGTTCAATAACTCTCTCACATCATTATCTGTTGGAAATTGATATCCATCTTCTAGGAATGATGCATATCTACAAGCTTGACCCATATATTTCCAATAGTCGCCATATGGATATATATTATAATGTGCTCCGTGATAGGTTCTATCAAACACAGACATCTCTCTATCTTCTCTCTTTATTCTCGGATGATTCTTGAACGATTTGTCATTTGGGCAGTTTCTACCTGAATTGTAAGAATATATAAGTTTAATAAGTGATTTACATAATGTTGGTTCTTTAATAGTACTCATTATTCTATCCTTCATACTCTCTGCAATTCTCCAACATCTTGGATGAATATGGTGATAATTCAATCTATTGCCATTATTATCAATCCAACTACCCATATAGCCACATGGATCTTTTATCAAATTGAAAACCGGATAGTCATTACCGATATACACAGATCCCTCTGATATCCATTCTGGTAAATCGTGATTGGGAATATTTCTGTTGGGTGGTACAGAGATGCCAGGATATTTTAGTCTTTCAGGATTCTCAGCCAATCCTATTTTACATAGTATACAAACAGTTTCTCCATAACAAGGCATATTCTGAATATAACCACATACCAACATTTTAAGTGCGTGTCAATATTATGTTTAGTTTTTT